GAGTTAGGTTAAAATGAAAAAAGTTAAACGGTGGCGCTATTACTGTGATCATTGCGGTAAATCAGGTGGGTCGAAATGGCACACGGAAAAGCATGAAAAAGTTTGCACTAAAAATCCAGACCGAGTATGCGGGTTTTGTGATCATGTTGGGAATTTAACAAACACAAGAAAATTGGTTAAAATGGCCAAAAAAGGTGCAGATGAATTGCATGAATTAAATATCAATTGGAAAAATATCAATAGTAATCATTTTGAAAGAAAACACCTTGAGATATTATCACAAATATCAGATTCAGCCGATTGTTGCCCTGCATGTATTCTTGCAGCATTACGGCAATGTGGTGACAATTCAAATTATATAAATTTTGATTACAAAAAAGCAAAGGAAGAATTCTGGGAGAATCACCCAAGAGAATCAGCGTATTATGGTCCATTTTAATGACAACATTTGAAAGACTATTATTTTACGCTGTAATCGGTTTTCTAATTGGTTATTTTTTAGCAACGAGATTTAAATAAAATTTGGATAGTTAGAGAATGAAATATCCCAAGCCAGGCGATAAACCAAAAGGCAAAATAAAAAGTAAATCACAAAGAAAAAGATCACTCAGGATAGAAGACGAAAATAATTGCACTCATTGCAACGAGACAACAGGGACCGAGAGAATGTGCCATTCTGAAGCGACAGAGATAAAAATGATGTCGGGCGGTGGAATAATTGGGTCAACGATTAATGATAAACTCACAGCGAGATTGTGTTTTGACTGCGATCAATTACTAAGCACAAAACCATTGAAATCAGATTTAAAAGCTAATCTATTACATGAAAATGTGTGGTGGAGAGCCATTGCAAAAACATGGTTAATTTAAAAGGAACATAATGATAATACAAGCGCACGGCGGTCACAAAAAAGCTCTACCAGGTGAAATGTTAATCGGTTATTTTTCCGATGCACATTTCCACGAATTTATAGTGTGGGAGACAAAACGACTTGGCCCTGTTCAAAAACAAGGATCTCAAAAAAGGAAATATCCGGTATTTATTCAGCGGAATGAAGCAATTGATAAAGGCTGGACCATAGGAAGTTTTTAAATAATTAATTAAAGATGAAAGCAAACAAAATAATCACATTATGTATCTGGGTGTTCTTATTTGGAATGATTTCTCATTATTTAATCATCCGTAACGAAAGAAAAATATCCATCAAATTAATACGGTCACAGGAATCAGACATAAATGAAAAGGACGACGCAATATCCGGATTAAAAAAAGAGGTTCACAGATTACAGCGTATTGTTGATGAAACTAGCAAGGTGACAGTGATTGCAACGGCTTATAATAAAGTTCCGGAGCAGACAAACGAAGACTTTGAAAATACAGCCTGCATGGTTAACCCAAATGTGGGGTCGATCGCTGTTAGCCAAGACTTATTCTATCAATATAATTGGTCATGTGGCAAGAGGGTTTTTATTAAAGGTCTTGGTATTTTTACGATTAAAGATGTCATGCACTATAGGAAAAGAAAACAAATTGATATAGTCATGAGCACAAAAAAGAAAGCAGATGATTTTGGGAGGATGCTTAATTTAAGCGCTGTATTATTAACAAATTACGAAGATATTCTATGAGATTAATAAAAAAAATAGGTGCAGAAAATGTCTATGAAAACATTCGATGAATGGTGGGAAGAAAACAAGCCAACGGATAAGATTTTTGGCTTTGATGAAATAGAACTTTGCACAATTAGGAATATAGCATTAAAATCAAGAATCGATTCTATTCAGCCGTATATCAACGCCATGAATGAATTCTGTGACAGAGTCGATTGTGGCGAGGTCCGGAGTAAAAAGACATATTTAAAATTTTGCAAATTATTGGAAAGGGAACCTAAATGAATTGCATAAAATGCGGGGGTCATAATGAGACAACAAGTGGATATTGCTCCAGATGTAGTAATATCAATTATTTTGCCGGTGATAGTTCTAAATCCATTGATATTGGGCTTAATTGGAAAGACCCAAACGACGGACTCGTAGAATCCATCGAGCAAATTCAGAAAATTCTTGAAAGTCTAATCAAAAATGGAAAAAACGTGTGACAACTGCGAGCATTTTATCCGCGTTAAGAATTATGGCCGTGGTGGTTTTGCCGTGTCATGTTTAGACTGTAAAAAATTCAGTAAGTGGGAACCGTAGGAAGAAACAAATCATTTAAATTCACAAGGTAATAAAATGGACCATGTACAAATAAGCTTAGAAGAATATCACAAATTAAAAGGTGATCGAGACGATTTTTTGGATTATCTCAATTGCCGAATTGAAAGGCAAGAAATAGAAATTGAAGGGTTGAAGTCTGCTATTTGTATTTTTGAAGTTAGAAAAAATTATGGCGATAATAGATATTCTGAACATATTTGCAAGAATGAAACCCATTTATCGGAAGCTATTAAAAAGTATATCGTTGATGATGAAGAGTTGACGTGCAAAAACAATGAACTGGTAACGAAATATGCAAAGCTTAGATATGACTATGATATTGCCGCAGATACTTTTTTTGGGAAACTGGCAGGCTTAAAGATTATTAAACAAGACGCGTAGCCGCATAAAAGGCTTATCTAATTATGGTTGTGTGGATAAAGAAACACTCGATAAGTCGACTTATGATAGTTGCATCATGACTAAACCGTCGTTGAGCCTAGGATGAGCCTGCGGTTAATTATTTTAATTATGACAAAAAAACAACTTAGACAAAAAATATTCGAAAAATATGGGGGATGCTGTGCTTATTGTGGGTGTGAAATCACAATAAGAAACTTCCAAATTGACCATATTTGGCCGCAGCATTTAGAACATTGGGAACCTGATCTTGATAAAAATAGAATTGAAAATCTTAATCCAGCATGCCGAAAATGTAATAATTTTAAACATGGATGGAAGCTTGAAGAATTCAGAAAAGAAGTGCAAAAACAAGTTTCAAGGATCAGGAAAAATTCACAATTTGATAGATGCTTAAGGTACAATCAAATTAAAATAACAGAATCGCCTATTGTTTTTTATTTTGAGAAATTCAATTAATCTTAAATATGAATAATATTCATACATCTACTACAAACCATTCCATAAAAACGTGGGATAATCTTGGCCGACCTTTGCCCACTGGTAAGAATAAACGAAACATTGACGAATATTAAATTTTTCTTACCATCGGTCGGAAATGAAAATCTAAAAAGATATGAAAATAATTCATATGGTTGCTTGTAAATAGTGCATTTCTTTCATTTTACACAAATAAAAACCATGTGTTAGTATCTTGAAACAATGAAAAACCTTTCCAAACACTTATCACAAGGGCTTGTATGGTTTATGATATTTCATCAACAACAGTTGTTTCCCTCGCAAAAAATCAGAATTTAATTCAATCAATTTTATCAAAAAATCCAACGTGGGTCGAAAGCGATGTCAGAAAAGCGATCGATCAGGCTTGGACGAAGGTCAAATCATTCGCAAAAAAAAATCCAATTGAGAAAGAATCCTATATTGATTATGGTTCAGTATGCGATAAATGTGGTGGGCCTGTGAAAAGATCAGGGACGTGCTGGATTTGCTATGCGGGTTGCGGTGAGTCTTTAGGAGGTTGCAGTTAGTTAATAATATCAATAACTCAAGATAGTTTATTTTACTCTATTGACTTTTTATTTATTGTTATTATATTATATAAGAAAATGTACTATAACACTCCTGTAGCTCAGTTGGTTAGAGCCTCGTCCCGATAAGGCGTGTGTCCCTGGTTCGAGTCCAGGCAGGAGTACCAAATATGGCCCTATAGTTCAGTTGAGAGAACAGGTGATTGTCAATCACTAGGTTGTCGGTTCGAACCCGGCTAGGGTCGCCAAAACAAGAATAAAATAAAATTATCGGGGGAAAAATGATTGAAAAATTCAAACAAAAACTCAAGGGAAACGGGCAAACTCTAAAATGGTTTTATGATAACCGGATAAAGGGAATCATAAAACCAGGCCATCCAATAACATATAGTGGATTCACGGCAAGGTTAAACGGATATGCGCCTGTTGGTGACGATCTTATGATTGATATAAAAAAATACATGGATGAATAATGAAGGAAGCATATTATTTCTCTCATGATGCCAACGCTAGGGGTGATCAAAAAATATTGTCAATGATGACTAAATATGCCTGGCATGGCTATGGTTTATATTGGGCATTAATAGAAATTATGAGAGAGCAGGACGGTTATAAATTAGCATTTGATAAATACACTTATGCAGCTCTTGCAATGCAATTGCATCAAGATGAAAAGCAAATGCATGATTTTGTATCTGACTGCATAAACGAGTATAAACTTTTTAAGTGTAATGATAATTTTATTTATTCCAATTCTTTGTTAAGAAGGATGCAAAAAAAAGATAAAATATCAGAAAAAAGAAGCAATGCAGCAAGTGTAAGATGGAACAAAAACAAAGACTTAGATGCAAATGCATTACAAAAGCAATCCATTTCCAATGCAATAAAAGTAAAAGAAAAGAAAGTAAAGGAAATAGAAAGTAAAAAGAAAATATATTCCGAAGACTCTAACGAGTTTCGTGTGTCACTTTTTCTTTTCAATAATATTCTAAACAATAACCCTGATTTCAAAAAACCAAATCTTCAAAATTGGGCAACGGACACCGATTTACTTTTAAGAGTTGATAAAAGAAATCTTGAAGAAGTAAAAAAACTAATCGTATGGGTTCAAAAAGATGACTTTGAAAAGTCAAAAGTTTTATCCATTTCAAAACTCAGAAAAAGATACGATCAATTGAAAATGGAAATGGATCAATCAAAAGTTAAAAAATCAAACATTAATCAATATAGAAAAGAGAAGACACTGACCGAATTAGCAGCGGAAATGAAAGGTAAAAGTTTTGACATTGAATTAACAGATTATCAGGAAGTAAAATGAAAGAGGAAACTGTTTTAATGATACTTGAATCGTTAATGGCTGAAACTTCAAGGCGATTTACTGACAATGAGAGAACCTTAAAAATAAGAAACTGGACAATTAAGCTAAAAGACATCACTGAAGAGCAAGGTATGAAGGGGTTAGAAAAAGCATTGGATTTACCATTAGATTTCATGCCGTCAATTGGAACATTTAAAGAATATTGCTTAACCGACACCGGGCAATCATCGATAGAAGAACAAGGGATTGAGGCGTGGTATTTGGCTTACAATAATCTCAACCATACAGTTTCCCCAATATTTAAAAATTCAGCAATTGCAGAAACGATACGGAAAATGGGTGGGTGGGTTAAATTCTCAACTATGCTGACAAAAGATGAGCCATTTATCAAAATAGAATTCATCGAGTTATATACAGTCCTGAAGAGAAGAAGTCAAGAATACTACCCGTGTTTGTCTGGAACATATAAAACTAATAAATTCATTGGGTATAAAAAAGAAGACGATCTCGCTCAAGTTTTGATAGAAATTGAGAAACATAAAAAAACTCAATCCACAATGTTGGAGATGTTGAATAAATGATATTATACGATTACTTCGAAAACGATACTCTTGATCATGTCCAAACAATTGGACATGTAAATCACGAAGAATTCAAAAGAGCTTGTTTTAAAGCTCATCGATCAGTTCCGGCCAGAATTCAACATGAATTGGATAAGAATAAAAAACAGATCACAGTAGGATATTATAAACTCTATTAATAGGTTAAAATGGCTGGAAGAGATTATATAATATGTAAAAAGTGTAGCGCAAAAATAATATATGATGGTGACAACAACGGTAGGGATAGACTAGAGACAATGTGGGGAGATCCTGGTTCAGACATGTGGACAGTTGGTTTATTATGTCCTGATTGTATAAAAATATTAGAAAATCCTTGTCCAATTTGTAAATATGATCCTTATAAAAAGGATAAATAAATGAAACCGAATCGAATTTATAAACTCTATTAAAGGAAAAATGAAATACATAGCAAGCCAATACGTAAAATCAGAAACTCCAAACTGTTCGATCATAAAACCAAAATGGTTACCGAATTGGTTGTTTAAAAAATTGAAATTAAAACCGGAATGGGTAAGAGAATCATTTACATTCGAAGTTGCTTCAGATGACGAAAAAGAAGCTATCAAAATAAGCGAAAAAATATTAAGATCATGGGAAAAAATAACAGAATGTAGCATGCGACCGCAAATATGGGGACGGCAAGTTGAGCGATATATTTTCGTAACACCATACATGAAAGCAAATAATATTGAACCATCCGGGGAAAATATTTTACTCTATAGTGAATGAAAAAATAAAACTCTATTAAAAAAGAAAAATGGCCAGAAATCATTGGTGTGGTTTTAATGAAATTCCAAAATGTTGTCGTGGGTGCGGAGAATTAGATTCTCACTCAGTGGATGAATATTCACCGAATGGATATTATTGCTGTAAAAATCTATTTCTTCCAACCAAAAAACAAACCTGCAAAAGGAAGCAAAAATCTTAAAAACTCTATTAAGAAAGGAATTATGAGTGAGAATAAAAAATGGAATTGTAAAGAATGTGATAGTTGTTGTCAAATCATTACTTGTTGGTATCCGAACGAGTTTCTTAACGGGTGTAAATATGGTGCTAAATGGGTTCCAGAAAAACCCGTCGAGAAAGTCTCTTCACCAAAAAAATACAAATTGGTGATTCCTGGTCAGATATCAACTAAGGACACCAAATTAATGCAAAAAGCATTAACGTTGATGAATATTAAAGAAGTCAAAGAAGGTCAGCATTTTACGAATTATGGACTTTGTTTTTCGGAATGCAATATTCCCAGGAATTGGCTAGTCGAAATCAAAGACGAACCGATGACAGTTGAAGAAATCATAGATAAAATAGAATGCGAATCACAATGTGAGAAAGGGTGGCATGATTCCGATGTGCAAAAATCTGTTATTATTAGTGCCAAAAACGAAGCCCTGAAATACAAACCGTTGGTTGATGCTGTTGCTAAATATATCAATAATGATGATATTCAATTCCATGAGAGTGGAATACAGGAAGAACTTGAAAAACTAAACTAAAGGAATAAAATGCTAAGTTCAAAAGAAATTAAAAGGAAGGAACGAAACAAGAAAAAAGGCGTTGTCCTTTACTTTCCAGCAATCACAGAGAAAAAACCAAACAGAAAAAAGGATAAAACTCTTAGACGTGTTGCGATAGACAACACAACGACTCACAGAATATCGCCAACGATCCGGCCAGATCTTTGGAAATATTTTTACACGAGAATTATCAAGAGCAAAACAAGGCGACTTGATGGATCATGGGCAAAACAATACAAGTACATTCCGAAAAAGAAATTTAAACAAATAATCAAAAACTCTGAATATTTAATCAAAAATGGCCATTACAAGAAACGTAAAGCATAAAGTAAACAGCCGGGGTATTCCTATTTTACATTCAATTTTCCCCGGTGATTTTTTAAGCCGTTTCCCCGGTTATAATTCGTTCATTTACCTCAGATACCAATTACCAATTACGATGATCAATCAGTTTAAAAAACATAATGGAGTAAAAACCACAAACATCTATCGAAAGTGTTTTATGAGGTTAAAAACGTTTAATAACTTGAGGTTTTAATATGAAATTTCTAAACATAAAAAAAGATTTAACCGGCGGACAATATCTGATCATCATTTTTATAATTAGTGTTATATTTGGATTCGGCCATCATTTAGGGTGGTCGTTTTGTGAAAGTTTTTTATTCATGCTGGGTCTTCCGGTAGGTTAAAATATGAAATGGATAAACGTAAACGATAAACTTCCAGACAGAAACACGAGATACGCCAGTAAGTACGGTGTCTCGGTATTGGGATTCGATATAAGTGATCACAGGCCCGAGCCATTCGAAGTAATTTTTAATTATGGTAAAAAATGGTTTGAAGAATTATGCCACGGGCCGGCAGGCGAGGAATGCTGGTTAAGTGCGAGTGTTAGCCATTGGATGGAATTGCCTAAAGGGGTAAAATGAATGATCCAGTATGGCTTACTCTTAAAAACATGATATCCGGATCAATTCTACAAACATACGTTCAAGACATTGGCGATTACTGGTTGTCAGTTTTTAATAATCCGGAAACCAAAACACTTGACACTTTTTCTAAGAACGAATGGGAAATCAAAATATTAATGAATGGGGTTAGAATATGAGTGATGATAAGATTGACATGTATACAGCAATTGCTAATATTGTTAATGACATGGAAAACCATTTAAGATTAGTATTTATACGCGCAAAACTTTGCAGGGCATACTATTTAGGACTTGAGAAAGAAGGTTTTTCTGAATCTCAGGCGCTTGAACTCTGCAAAGAATTTAAAATGGGATAAAATAAAAATGACAAAATGCGAATGCGAGCCATTTCAAAAATGTCTTTGTGAAAAATCAGAAACAGAAATTGAAAAAGATATCATAGAATATCTTGAATCAATCACTCACTGTATGGCCTACAAAACATCCACGAAAGGTAGGAAAATAGGAAAACAGAGAGTAAAGGCGACAAAGAAAGAAAAGCCTGGGAAATCTGATATTGTTTGTTGTTACGATGGACTATACATCGCAATTGAAGTAAAATCAAAAGATGGGACACAGCAAAAAAACCAAGAAGATTTTGAGAAAGAAGTGACTGCGGCCGGCGGTGAATATTGGTTAGTTAGATCACTTGAAGAAGTAATTATAAAATTAGAGGGCAAATGAAACTGAATCCAAAGCAAATAATTAAAATAGACAAAATAGAAACAGAAGCTTGGAAATATTTAGGGAACATGATCGATCAATTACACAAAGTTGGATTTATTGTAGGGGGAGATTATAAAAAAATAGAACGTAAATTTAATGGATGGTTGCAGTCGTATGGCATGAAACGACAACCGCTTGACAAGCTTGGTAAAACTGGTAAAAAATAAATAGAGATACGATGTCGATAGAAGATGCTTAGAAAGCAATGGATATTTTGAGGCAATTGAGAATTTTATTAATGTTCCGCAAGGAGGTTGAAAATGGTATTCGGATTAATTGGCAATGTAATTGGAAAAGTTGTTGATGAGGTTGACGAATTTGCGAGCAATCCGGTTGGATATGTAGTCGACGCCGCAGCAAAACCAATACGTGACGGACTTGAAGTTCTTCAAGGATTAACAGAGGGCGAGTTAAGGGTTAAAGCAATAGCACGTTTCGGCGCTGACGCCGTAGTCGGCATGGGGTCCGCCGAATTAATTGATTTATTAATGAGTTGATAAAATGCCTGATCAATATACATCAATTGATAATTCAGCTAGTGTAAATCTCAATGATAATGATTATGCGAATTATCTGAAATACAAAAAGCAACTAATTGATGATGGCGAAACATTCGAAGAAATTGAAAAAATATTAACCGGTTATATTTGGGATGAAATAGAAAATTATGATTAAAAAAGAAAATGATTATATTACGTATCCAGGAATCAGGGTAAGTGAATATACTATTAAATGCGCGGCCATCCCTAAATGGATTATAAAAATTTTAGAGACCACGTTCAACAAAAGAATTAACGGAAAAGGGAAAAGATGATTAAAAAAATAATTATTGAAATCGACGGGAATGAAATCGAATTATCAAAAGAGCAAGCGATAAAATTAAGGAATGATTTGAACGAAATAACGAATCATTCAACGATCCAGTTTGTTCCTTATGAACCCTATGTGCAACCAAACTATCCATTGTATCCTCAGTTTTAGACGACAGACATTACAGATGGCGGTAATTAATAATCGAGATTTCATAAGGGGATAAATGGAACATGAAGAAAAAGAAGCGATTCACGAGACATTAGATAAAATTCTAAAACACATGGCTAATTGTGAATTCAAAATGATGTACACTCAGATTGAATATCTTGTGCAACTTGTGGAAAATGATTCGCAAACTGAATGCGAAACAAGGCAGGTTATTGCAGAATATTTTGAAACAATTAATACTATCCGCTCCAATCTAGAAAAAACTAAATAAAAACAATCTAATAAAACTTTCTATGAATTATTTTGCTTATTTGAGATAAAAAACTTGACACATTTGATCAACAAGAATAGAATCATAATTAAGAGATCAGCAATAAAGCTTAGGTCTCGAAACACGGAACTCTCGGAGAAAGTGATGAAAAATTTAAATGAAATTAAAGCAAGCGACTGGGAAAGAACTGGAAAGCATCAAGTATTTGATAACTCAGAAGGAACATTTTGCTCATTTTACAACGAGTCTGAAGAGAAAAATCTCCACGTTTGGCATCAATTAGATGGGAGAGTAAGGTTATTAGACGAAAATATGTGTTTCGAGTATGGTGATAAGGATTCAGATGAAAACGATCAAGAAATTGATAATATTCATGAACTGTTATCGGTTCTTTAAAAAACCAGGCGCTCTAAGCGCCACACCAGGAGAAAAAAATGACTGAAAAATTTGTAAAAGGCAAAACAAAGTTTGTATGGGGACCGGTAGTCAAAGTTCATGAAGTCGGAGAATATCAGATAATTGAATACAGAGAGGCGATATTCGAGGATGGTTGCAGTACCGGAAAACACGAACCCGAAAAGACAACTTTCTATGTCCACGGACAAAGTGTTTCTTATGAATCGCTGGACATGGCGTTAATTGGCGCTGTTTGCCTTAAGTATGATGGGCGCAATACAAGAGCGCCTGAATATATCTTTAACATGTTGAAGATTAATCAATAAAACGGCTAGCTGGTAAGCGCCTGAATTTTGAATTTGAGATAGTGAAAACTAATTTATCATTTCAGAATTGACACCCATCGAGCTTGTATTAGAAACGAAATGCCGCGCCGTTAAAAAAATAATAACATCAAACGGATGACATAATGGAAATAACAGACGAAATATTGATCGTTGCCGTTAGAAAAGCAGTAGAGATTGGACTATTGCCAAGTCGCAATGTCCCGACAGAAGAATATCTAAAGAATTGGGATCTGATAAAACAAATTTTACAAGCTGCTTTTGATAAAGCACAACAACATCAATCACTAAAGGAAAAAATGACTGAAGATGAATACTATAAAAAGAAATTAGAAATAGAAGATTTGAAAAAGGAATTAGCTCGCGAATATGCAGAATCAAACAACCCTTATGAAATAGGTGATGTTATTCGTGATCATATAGGGTGTATTAGAATCGAAATAATAAACACATATACCACGATGTATGATTTGCCGAGTTGCAGTTATAGCGGTCTATGCCTAAAGAAAAACGGGGAACCTTATAAATCTGGTGAAATAAGAGAATCATACCAACAAAATGTGATTGAAAAAATCAATCCTAAGTGAGTTAATTATAGATTAAAATATTGCTATTTTTGATCACATATGATAGATTTAAATATAAAAAAGGGAAAGGATAAAATGCTAAAAACAAAATGCCAACATTGTAAAGAAATAATAGAATGTTTAGAGGATGAGTGTTGCCCTATATGCGGTCTAAGAATAAATATTGAAGACGTCCCAAAAGAGCGATGTCCCGAATGTAAAAGGGAATTAACATGGATTGACGAATATTATTGCATAGAAGGCAGACAGTCAACATTTGACACATTCGAAGCGCATAACCTTCTTATTATTAGGCACTATTGTACATGTGGCCGTCAAGTAGCGGTACAAATGGATACTAACTATGGCTCTGAGGTTTTTATTAATTCAGAAAATATTGATTATTAATCACTTGTTATTTCGTTTTAAAATATAAAAGGGAGAAAATTATGGAAGGTTTAGAAGATTATGAAATCGGGGGAATTGCTGTATTTAGATATATTGAACCAAGATTTCAAAAAGTTTCTGATGAAAATATTATCAGATTATACAGCAAATGGAGTAATGAAAATTACGCTGCTTCATGGGCATCTGTTGATAATAAAATGACTGAAGAGTTCTGTAAATGGGCATATTCAGCACCTGTAGATCAAATAAAAGAAAAGGATTAATTATGGATGGTGACGAGTTAAGAAAATTCAGAAAAAAACACTTCCCTGGAAAGATGTCCCAAGAAATGATGGCGCTTAAATTCGGCGTTAAATATCACACGCTCAGAAGATACGAGGGTGTTAATTGTAATCCGATTCCGGAAGGATTGCAGCGATCGATTGAATTCTTTGAGGAAGTTCAGAGGTTGGAAATTCTTGTTAAGGGGAAATGAAATGATCAAATGTAAAATCAATTGGCAGGAAAAGGATTTAACAAAATACAGTAATTATCTTTATTTCGAATTTTTACCGGACAAAGGTGATTTTCTTGACGTTCCCATCGGTAAAGATTTCATCCAAGGCAATTATCAATTTAAAACATTGAAATTTAATAAAAATGACTATTGTGAAAATATTTTATGGGTAGAAATATTTGATCAAAGCGCCGATCTTTCGTTGTCATACACAGAAGAATACCAAGAATATATCGACGCCAATCAGGACAAATAATGCAAATCATCATATCTAAAGCGAAAACAAAAAATGAAAACAATGGCAGAGTACAAAAGAGATGAGCGGGAACGAAAAAGAAAATCTGGTAAAAAACGGGTAGGGTTTTGGATCGATCCGGTTAATGAAGCCAGGATAAAAAGCTACGTTTATCAACTTGAGGAAGATGTCAGAATAATAAAAAGTAACCATTGATATTGACCGGTCAATATTATAAAGTTAAGACAGATTAAACAATTAACAAGGGGATAAAATGGAACTAACAGTTGCCCAATACAAAACATTAAAATCGTTAGAACGTGCTTTGGACGAATGCACCAAAGCAAATCTTGAAATAAAAATAATTAATGGTGAAATAAAATATGAAGAAGCAGAAAAAAAATTACCATTCAGCACTTACGCAACCGCTGAAAATTGAAAAAGAATTATCATATTATGGCAACAATGGAAATTTTGTAATCAAGAGAGATATCTGCAAAGGATTACCGGAAGAATTCAGGCTTTGCGATGTAATTTATTCGGAGCCATCTTGGCTGATGGGTTATGAAAAATTTCTAAGTAGGGCTAGCACGGAAGGAAGTGATTATAAAAAATATATTGAATCAATTTCAGGCATTATAAAGAAAACAAATAAACCGATTTGGATAGTAACAGGCCGACATGCTTTGAAACATTTCCCTATCCCCCATCATTCTCAAGAAATAAAACTATTCCACCATGATGCCTTCTTGCTAGGGTGGAATGATAGATCATTAGATTGGACAGATTTTGGTTCAATCAAAACAACTGATAACCTATTGGAAATTTTATCTGATACTTATGACAGGGTTGGTGATTTTTGTTGCGGGTACGGGAACACGGCCAGAGCGTTTTTAAATAAAGGGAAAGAATTTGTGATGTCAGATATCAACGGAAAATGTGTTTATTATATAGCAAAGGAGTTGATGGGATATGCATGATATCCAGTTTATAAAAGACACTTCGCAAGCAGAAATAGATAAACTTGATGGGGATGTTTTGGTTTTGTACCGTGAAGGATACAAATTACCAAAAATAGAAAGTGCTGAATACATGGAATTTGAAACATTCAGAAGTAAATACATTGATATTCATGCAAAAGTAATTGTTTTAATTGGATTGATAAGAATGATTACACCGTCAAATAGATGTGACACTGTACACGAATACCTAACAACATTAACTCCTAATATCAGAAAAATAAGTATTGATATTGAACCTTTTCTTGGAGAGCCTTGGCGGTTAATGTGGCATTATCTCTATACAAAAAATAATCATTTTAATGTCCCTCATAGCTATGCCTTAGAAACAGAATGGCAAAAATGGTTTTACCGGGATATTAATGATTCCAGAATATCCGGTAATAATATTAAAATGTTTATACAGAATACTTATTCTGACTTGGACCAATTTAATTCAGAATTTGGTTTTTATGATTGTGCTTCAGAAGAATGGTATTCCGAGGCAAAAGACCATGTTTTCGCAAAATACAATACCCCGAAGCAATTAATTAACAATCTTCTTAAAGAGTGCAATAAAAAGTTTGATATAAAATTCAGCTTTGAATCATACAGGGAAAGTAAAAAGTTTGAATTACCAGATCTAAAAGTATACCGATTTGTTACTGAGGAAGCTAAAAGAAGAATGTCAATTTATAACTCTGTGATATCATGAAAATATACAATCCAGAAATAAATGTTCTTGATGCTACCAGAGAAAGAATAAGCTATTTATTTGACGAATTTGAAACAATCAACGTTTCTATTTCATCCGGTAAAGATAGCACTGTTCTTTATTATTTATGCCTCCAGGAAGCAAAAAAACGGAATAGAAAAATAATAGCTTTCTTTCAGGATCAAGAAGCCGAGTATGCTGCATCAATTGAGATCATGAAAATACAAATGGACCACCCAAATGTTATTCCGGCGTGGTACCAAGTTCCTATTTATCTAACTAACTCAACAAGCTATACAGATTATTTTTTATATGCATGGGGCAAGGGGGATAAATGGATGAGGGAAAAGGACCCGGTTGCAGTTAAAGAAATTGACGAAGATTACCCACCTAGATTCTATGAGTTTTTTAAATGGTATGAGCAAAAGAATCCAGATGCTGCTTACTTAGTAGGTCTTAGAGCAGATGAAGGAGTAATTAGATTCAGAGCTGTTACTAAATATGTTGGATGGAACGGTATTAGATGGTCAACAGAAACAGATAATATTAAAAAATTCTACCCTATTTATGATTGGGGATTCGCTGACATTTGGAAGTTTATTTATGATTATAATATTCCATATAACAAGATTTATGATTTGATGTTCATGGACAATTATAGTTTTTATAATAAAATGCGAGTGTCGAACCTGATTCATGAAAAATCATACAAATGTTTGATTGATCTTCCAAAGTATGAACCAGAGACTTACAATAAACTTTCAAAAAGAATCGGGGGTATTCCAACAGCTCAAAGATACGCAAGTGAAAAACTTGTTTTTAACAACAAGAAATTACCGAGACATTATAAGACATGGAAAGATTTTAGAGATTTTCTTTTGTTGAATATTCCGGTTGAAGAACACCGGGAAAAGTTTATTGCCAGGTTTGAGAAACAAGAAAACTCAGAAAGAATTTATCAAGCACAAGTAGGGCAGCTTTTAATTAATGATTTTGAAAACAGCCGTGCTTTCAATACGAAAAAAACCCAGTACGATAAAAAGGTAAAAGAAAAATGGATGAACATACTGTAGAACAAAAAGCAACTGAAGTTATTGTGGTGCCATTGGAAAAGATGTTTTCGAATGATTATAATCCAAATCGGATGCCAGATACAGAAATGGATCTATTAAAACAATGCATTGTAAAGTATGGTTTTTTATTCCCAATACTTGTTACTTGGGTAGAAGAAAAACAAATGTATCGTATTATTGATGGATTCCATAGATATGAAACACTTAAACGAATTGGAGCAAAAGAGGCTTCAATTATCGATATGAAACTGCCATATCATGACGCGGTTCAATTGACTGTATTAATGAACCGGATTAAAGGATTGCATCAAGTGGAAATGATGAGCGATTTAGTTTTGAAGCTTGAGAATTTAGGGCTTGAAGACACTGAAATATGTGATAACCTAGGCATGGAAAGTGAGGAGTACATGAGACTCAAGCAACAATTGGGAATAGCCCATGCCTTTAAAAACCACGAATACAACTCGTCATGGGCTATTGACAAGGAAACATACGGATTGAAAAAATGAACTTTAAAAACGAACCGGTTTCAAATGTGCAATGGGTTCATTCATCAACTATTGCAAAGAACTCATACAACCCAAATCATGTCGCAAAACCCGAACTTGAATTATTAAGAAGGTCAATTGAAATCAATGGTTTTACACAGCCGATAGTTTGCTGGAATGATTCAGGTCGACTTGAAATAGTTGATGGATTCCATAGGTCATTGGTAGGCCAAAATACAGAATCTATCAGGAATAGACTCAATGGATTTTTACCAGTAGTCATACTGAATAAAGAAAACACCGGCAAGAATGACAGAATAGCCGCCACGATAAGGCACAACAGGGCAAGAGGTAAACACAATATGTCAGCAATGTCTGATATCATTATCGAACTTAAAAGACGCAATTGGAGAACTTCAAGAATCTGCAAAGAGCTTGGAACTGACGAAGATGAGGTTTTAAGATTGATGCAGATTAATGGATTAATTGAAATGTTTTCTGATAATGATTACTCTGAAGCGTGGGAATATGAAATATAAACCATATTGGATACGAGAAGATTATTTAAACGGGATGTTTAATACGACAACAAAAAATGATGAGTTATCTATCAAAAAAGTTGAACGACTTTTTAAAAGCGAAAAACGCACAATAAAGGCGATGTATTCAGTAATACAAAAATGGCATCACTCAACAGGACATAACCTTACCAACAGGTCGATAAATAGAATTGCTTGGCTTGGACAAGCGGCTTGCTGCTATTCGTTAAAAGTCCCGGACTATATTACTAAAAAAGCTTGGTGGAATCTCCCGAAAGAAATACGAAACAGAGCGGATAAAAACGCCAAAGATTTAATAGAATCTTATGAAAACAAAACTAAAAATCAATGTATTGGAAGCCGCAAAGCAGAGAATCAACTTTGTTTTTAATACATTTGAAAAGATTTATCTTTGTTTTTCAGGTGGCAAGGATTCGACTGTTATGTTTCATTTAGCTGCAGCCGAAGCAATCAAAAAAAAAGTCAAGATTGATGTTTTGTTTATTGATTTAGAAGCTCAATATAAGGCCACGATTGATCATGTAAAAGCAATGTTTGGATTATACAAAGATCATATCAATATCCATTGGGTTTGCATTCCATTAACTCTGAGAAATTCGCTGTCAGTATTTCACCCTAGTTGGATATGCTGGGAACATGGAAGAGAGTGGGTGCGGGAAAAACCAAATAATGACAGTTTCGTGTTTTGCTATCCATCAATGGAGTTTGAAGAGTTTACTTATTGTTTCGGTAAGTGGTTTGCAAAAGATAAATTAACCGCTTGCCTGGTTGGAATCAGAACAGACGAAAGTTTAAATCGTGAAATGGCGTTGCAGTCAATTAAAGAAAGTTACAATCAATGGACAACAAAAATTCATAAGAATGTTTTTAACTGTTATCCTATTTATGACTGGAAAGTTTCTGATTTATGGGTTTATACGCGGAAAGAAAACAAGATGCACAATAAAATTTATGATCTGATGCAGCAAGCGGGTGTCCCGTTAAAAGATCAAAGGATATGCCAGCCATATGGGGATGACCAGAAAAAAGGGTTGTGGCTTTATCATCTACTTGAGCCTGAGACATGGGACAAAGTTTTAAATCGGGTGTCAGGAGTAGGTGGTCACGAACATACCAAAGAAAGCAAAATAAACAAACCGGATAAATTGTCATGGAAAAAATATTGTGAGCTTTTAATTAATTCAATGCCAGCAACTACAAAAAATCACTATATCGAACGAATCACAAAATATTGTAAATCATGGGAGAATCGAGGGTATGGAGATGGGATATGTAATATTGTTCCGGATAACATCGAGCGCAGAAACATAGCACCATCATGGAAAGCTATTTCAAAAGCGATATTGAAAAATGATTATTGGTTTAGATCTATTAACATGACTCAACCGTTTAGCAAAACATACGGGGAGTATTTAAAAATAAGAGATGGAATCATAAACTGAAATAACTTGCAAAAAACGCAAAAAAAGAGGATATTTAGATAACACTTCAAAGAGGTATCAATAAAAGGGCAAACCCACACATGAAATTCCAAATTGGCAAAAAAGAAACAAAACAAGCCTAAAAATGGCAGAAAAAAGGGCATTACACCCAAAAATGCAAAGTTTATTGACGAATATATCAAAACAAGTGATTTAAGCAAGTCATGGATCGCCGCCGGGTATAGTGAAAACAACCCTTCGAGCTGTGCTGCAAAATGTTTGAAAAAACCCCAAATAAAACGAGAGTACAAGAGAAGGCTTAAAGAGATAGGACGGAAAGTAAACTTTGATGCGATCGATGTCATAAACGAACTTGGTAAAATAGCCTTTTCAAATTCAGATGATTATATTGACTGGCATGAAATAAAGATAGACAAGGTGACTCCCACCGGTGAGGTTAAAAAAGAGATAGTTTCAAGGGCATACCTTAAAGCAGGTTCCGAGGTAACAAGAGAAATGAGAGCGGCGATCTCAGGAATTAAAGAAACAATAAACGGAGTCGAGGTAAAGTTTCACAGCAAGACACAGGCGCTTGAAAGTCTCAAAAAGTATTTTGGTATTGATGATCCGAGAGAGATTGAGAAGGCTAAGAGGATAAAAGACGGAGGCGGCGCAACAGATATCAATATTACGATTACGAGAGATTCAGATGTGTAACCCCCTAAAAATAATCGTACCATACAAATTCAAAGCAAGATCATATCAACAAAACATATTCAAGCAAGTAGGCAGTGATATCCATAAATTAAAAAGGGGCGTAGCTGTTTGGCACAGAAGGAGCGGGAAGGATAAGACATTTCTTAATTTTGACATTCGTGAGATGCACTACAGAATAGGCGCTTATTATTACATATTCCCAACCTTAACCCAGGGACGTAAAATTATATGGGATGGGATAGACCGCGATGGATTCAAATTTATGGATCATTTCCCGAGAGAGATGGTTCAATCCAAAAATAAGTCTGACATGCAGGTCAAGCTTAAAAACGGATCAATTTTTCAAATAGTAGGAACTGATCATCTAGACAGTATAATTGGAACAAACCCTGTAGGAGTAATATTTTCGGAATATTCGTTACAGAACCCAATTGCTTGGGATTTTATAAGACCAATTCTTTCAGAGAACGGTGGGTGGGCTTTATTTAACTATACATTTCGTGGCAAGAACCATGGATGGGACTTATACGAAATGGCCCGACAGAATGACAAATGGTATTGTGAATTACTCACTGTAACCGATACCAAACGTGAAGACGGAACACCGGTAATTTCATCAGAGGCAATAGACGAAGAACGCCAAGCCGGGATGGATGAGGATTTAATAAACCAGGAATATTATTGTGATCCATCCGCAACCGATAAAGGTGCTTTTTATTCAGATCAATTAAAATGGATTGATGAAAACAACCGGGTCCGTGAAGTAAATTACGAGCCTGATTTGCTGGTAATGACATTTTGGGACATAGGACGAACCGATTACAATTCAATATGGTTCACACAGAAGGCAGGCGAAGAAATAAGGATAATAGATTTCTACCAGAATCACAATAAAGGAATTGATCATTATATCGATTTTATACTTGGTGAAAAAAACACCGATGGCCGAAGAGTTGGTGGGTTGCCCTATAAAAAATATAAGCATTGGGCACCACATGACATCAAAGTTACAGAGTATACTAGCAACCAATCAAGGATAGAATACGCTAGGTTAAACGGTGTTGATTTTAATGTCGTTCCGGATATATCAATTCAGGATGGAATTGACGCAGGGAGAAGGGTTTTGAAATATTGCTATTTTGATAATAAAATTGGGAAAAGGACATCTGACAACGGGGAACACGGGGTTAACTTCGGGCTTAACGCCTTGCGATCTTATAGAAAACTATTCGATGAAAAAAGAAAAACCTATAAAGATATTCCGCACCACGATTGGGCAAGCCATCCAGCAGATGCTTTCAGGTATCTTTCAATTGGGATAGCTGTATCATATGGTGTACCAGGGGTTAGAATTCAAGCATTTTAAAACATGGAATCATATTTAACAATAGAAATTTCTGACACAATCGAAGAACTTAATTGCGATGGATGCGGAAAGATAATCCGAAAAGGAGACAAAATGTTGACAAATATAGATTCATGCTGTGGTGGTGGTTGCGTAAGAAGTATTTGTATTGATTGCTTAGAATACGCTTATAAACAACTGGCAGAGCACAAAGTATTTTAATATTATGGATTACAAAATAATAAAAGAAGAATCAATCGAAGAATTAGAAAAAACAGTCAATAATTTTTTAAAAATTGGTTATAATGCGGTCGGTGCCGTGGTTCCACATGTGGTTCATTTTTGGAAGAATGGAGAAGTATTGACCGAATGTACCTACATGCAAACATTAATTAGAAAAAAGGGGATGTCATGAAATTAAATATCAATAATAGGATATTACTTGTCATTGTAAAAATGTTTTTTTCAGTCTGCCTTGGACTTTTAGCATTAAGCTTAATGCACCACTATTTAGGATTAAAAGACATTGAAAATCTATATATTATTTTGATTGGCCTTTCTTGTTTTTTTCTGATTGGGATTAACAATTGGGGCGAAAAATGAAACAATTAATAAACTATTTCAAAGAACTTATACCAGCATGGTTATTCGAAAAATATAAAATTAAACAATTGATTGGATTTTTCATATTGGGTGGACTTATTACGCTGGTTGTCACAATGATGATTATTTGGAGTTTTCACTCTGTGCTTGTAGCTAATGTATCAGTTTTATGTATTATAATAGGGCTGTTGAATTTTGGCTTGTTTTTAATTAAAAATGATTGATTATGAGGCATTCAATAGACCCTTAACAAATTATCCAGATCAAGTTGATAAAAAAATTGATGAAAAAAAACGGGAGGGGGATAATCATGAAAAGAAAAGTCAACATATTTGAAATGACAAACGCTGACGGCAGATTAATTTATAAAATCGGGGAGGGAACATTCCATGAATTCGTCCATAAATTTATAATGGTTGGTGATCTTGCCAAGTCCGAACCGACGGCAATAATCGAAATGGACGACGGGATTGTTAAGAATATTCCAATTAGCCTTATTCAGTTTCAAAAACAAGAAAGAACCTTTGCTGAGAATCATATTGAATTATTGGTCGATAGGTGCAAAAAGTTAAGATATACATTGGCAATTGCGTCAAGTATATTTTATCACGGGAAATTTATAGTCGAGACCCCAAACGAGAAACTTCTGAAAGACCAGTTAATAGAATTGGGGATGTTTGCAAACACGGAAGATGAATTAATGGACATTCTTGAAAAATATGGGGATAAATGAAAAAACTTGATATTGGTCTTATAATATTTCATCAACCGACGCATGGAAGCTTAATACTGGAGGTGACAGAAGATATTAGACCTTCCGAAGGAGAAGAATATTACACGGTTGAATTAGAATTCGACGCACTTGAAAAGTGGGTTAAGGAATGTAGAGAAGAAATTGATAATAAAAGGGATAAATGAAACTAAAAATACTATCATACGAATTCGATCTAATTTTTGAAAAAGGATTCGCCGACAATAAAAGCGGGAACAATATTCGAGGATTGTTAGGGCATATTGATTACAGCAACCACCAAATAAAAATAGATTCTGGACATCCGGAAGAACAGGGAATATTATTACACGAAATACTTCACGGCGTGGCGAACTACTTTTCAGTCGATTTAAGCGAAAAAGATGTTGAAAGATTAAGCGAGGGCCTTTATTGTGTTCTAAAACAGAACGGAATGTTAAACGATTTTCCAAAGGGGGAAAATGAATGATATTGAATGGAGTATAGAATTAAAAGAGAATCATGGGGATTTAACACAAGTTGACGGAAAATTATTTCTTGTGATTAATGCAAGAAAAGACGGATTGCACAGAGAAGTTGTATCCTGTGCTGATAAAGTAATAAATTTTGATGACATAATCAATGAACATATACTTCCGTCTGTTTATTCTTTGTGGAAAGATTTTATTGGAAGAGAAGAATCTGACAAAGAATATTTAGAAAAGATAGCTATTTCAGATTTTCTTAAAGAGGACTTGTTCGATCTTTATAACAAAATGTCAACCTGAGCCAAAGGAAAAAGATGGCAAAGAAAAAAAGTGAGAAAGTTGAATCTGAAGAAATCAAAGACAAAGAATCAAAAGATGTTATTGATGAGTTCTTTAATTCGACCGATACGGCGTCTGAGTTTTTTGAAGAAGAAAAACCATCAGAGACAAAAGATCGATTAGTCGTTGAAAATCCGAAACAAGCAACGATCAAAAGAAATCGGGAAATAACAGCGATCAGAAAGAAACAAAGACTGCAAAGAACACGAGTTAATTGTGGTGTTTTGGATTAGAAAAATACTATAATATCAGTACATTACAAATCAATTTGACAAACGACATAGTTTATTGAGATAGTGGTGCTAATTAGAACCACTAAGGTAAATTATGTCAGTTCAAGATTCAAGTCCGCAATATTCATATCTACAACCTATCTGGCACAAAATCAGGATAGCAGCGCGAGGCCAGGAGGCAGTCAAGTCTGAAGTAAATCAAACAACGTATCTACCATGCCCGGCTGGGTATGATCCATCATGGTATAATGGAGCACTGCAAAGAGCTTATTGGTTAGATGCGACAGGGTGTGCCGAGAGATTGTCTCAAGGTTCTATTTTTCGAAAATCCCCAACAATAACGCCTGACCCCACAGAACAACAAAAAGAATTCCTAGATTCAGTCGATAAAAATGGAAATGATCTTAATACTTTTGCTACAAACGTTGTCAATGATGTAACTAAAACATCTTACGGTGGAATCCTTATTGATTATGATGATACTCATGGGCAAATTCTCACACAGGAGCAAGCTGAAGAACTCGGAATAAAAGCGCGTCTCATTTTCTACCCCGCTGAGTCGATTTTCAATCCTGAAAAAAATAGTATTAGGCTTTGGGAAGTATATCATGAGCAAATAGACGAATTTACAGCGGAAGCAAAAAAACAGATTAAGGTTCTAGACTTTGTATTTGATACAGACAGCAATAAAAAAGTCTATCGCCAAAGAATATTCCGAGAAATTGAAAGTGATAAAAAAAAGAAAGAGTGGTTACAATTTGGAGCTGATATTTTTCCAGCGTGGCCAGGTGGCGAAAAATTAGATTTCATCCCGTTTCAGTTTATCGGTGCAAAGAATAATGATTCGGATCCAGATACACCAATTCTTGAAGGACTGGTAAATGCTAATTTCCAACATTATGGATTATATTCTGATTTTAGAGAAGCATTGCATTGGATAAGGCCGATCACATATAGAACGGGTGAGGTTGACGACGCAAAAGCACCACAAACGCTTAATTCAAATGTAATGTTGACATCAAGGTCCCCGGAAACAAAATTCGGAATTTTAGAATTTAGGGGTTCAGGACTTGAATGGGACGTCAAGGCACTTGAAATATTAGAAGCACAAATGGCTGCGATGGGTGCCGAAATGCTGAAAAGCAAGAAAAAGGCTTCTGAATCAGCTGATAAAGCAAGAATCGACAAATCCGGGGAGGCGTCAATTTTAGCAACAATGGCGAATAACATTTCTTCAGCGATCACTATTTCAATTAATATCATGCTGAAATGGAATGGCGAGGAAGGGGAAGAACTAACGTATCAACTCAACACGGATTACGATGCTACTTTGTTTGATGCTCAATTGATGACATCAATAAATAAATCTGTCGAATCAGGAACAATGTCACAACGTTCAGCAATTCACAATTATAAAAAAGGGGAACTGTTACCGGATGGTATCAGTGTTGAAGACGAGACGTTACAAATTGAGGCAGAAGCTTCAGGATTAGGAGGAACGGAGGAGTTGCACGAAACGATCAGAAACATAGTAGGTTCAATGAGTGAGGAAACTTGACATTTCTGTTATCAGTTTGCAATAGTTAGATAGCACGAATTTTAAATTAGTAACACACCTGGATTGGAATGTTACTAATTCACTGGTGAGACTGGATTGTCTTATCAAAATCCTGGATTGGAGATTTTAATGACTTACGAATACAAAAAAAACGAAGAGGGAGAACGACAACATGATGAAAGTGGTAATTTTATCGTAATTGACAGCAAGACAAAAGAAGAACGGGTTACAGATCTTTTGGTTTTGTTGAATGATAAAATCCCTACAAAAAATTCAGAAGCAGAGGCGAATCGAAAAGAAAACTCGAAGTTAAAGGCGAGTCTCAAAGAAATAAATGAAAAATATTCTGTGATAGGCGACCCTGAGGAAGCTCTAAAACTGATCAACATTGCAAAATCTGTCAGTGCGAAAGATTTAGTAGACGGGGCAAAAGCGGAACAGGCAAAACTCGATTTACTTGCTGACAGTAAACAGCAAATTGAGACACTTCATAAAGAATATGGTTCCAAATTGCAAATTATCGCTGATGAAAACACAAGTTTGAAAGAGGATGAATTCAAAAATTTCAAACTTGGGGAATTAACGAATGCAAAAGCGCTCAAAGGGACGATATACGAAAATCACTTAAAAGGTGCTTTAAATGAATTTGGCCCAAACATCAAACGCGATGAAGAAGGCAAAGCGGTGGTAGTAGATTGGACCGGGAATATAATCAGAACAACCGACCCGGAAAATATGGGTCAACCTGCGCAGATCGGTGAAGGGCTAAAAAAACTGATTGAATCACATCCGAATAAAGGAAATATTTTAATGGCAGGCACGGGTGGTGACGATAATTCGAATCCATTGCTTAAATCGGACGGCGGTGCCGTGAACGTGACGCGCGCACAAGTCAAGGCACCGGCTGATTATAAAAGAATAACCGAACAAGCAGCAAAAGAAGGTGTAAAAGTCAACATTGTAGACTGACAGTATAGGACCGTGCAACCTCATATTGTCTATTTTTTTAATTGCACAATTTTATGAGGTTGTATTATGGCCAATACTCTTGGTGCTTATAATCCGATTTTCTACGCTCAAGAAGTGTTGCGGATTATGATGGAAATGTACGGAATGATTAATCGTGTCAACCGTACTTTTGAAGATGAAAGAAAATCTTTTGATAGAGGTGAATATATCTCGATCAAACGCCCTTCCGCAATGACTACGCAAGCAGGCGCGAACGGAACCATTGCAGATCTTACCACAGAAACCGTTCAAATTCAATTATCAAACTGGCGTGAAGTAAAATTTGCGGTCAATGATAAAGAATACGCTTTTTCTAAAGATGAACTGATTCGCGACCACATCGCACCAGCCGCCTACGCTCTAGGCAATTATGTCAATACTCAGTTGACATTACTCGCAAAAGACATCCCTTGGTTTTCTCCGTGGACTGGCACAATCGTTTCTTCTGATGTGACAGCCGGAATGAAAGTGTTGAAAGACACCGGCGCAGGTGTCGCTGGTGATTCTGAAAATATTCATATGGGTATTGATACCACCGTTTCCGCAGCATTGCAGGGGTTGAGCGATTTTAACGCGGCGAATATCGCTGGAAATACCAATACGGCACTTGTCAATGGAAAAAATCCAGGACGTTTCGGCGTTGGTGATTTCTTCGATGATCAAACTTTTGCAAGTTTCACATCAGGCACGATTGTTTCCGGGGCAAGTGATCTTGCCGGCGCATTGTCTGCCAACGTGGCGCTTGGAGCTACAAGTTTTCCAATGGACAGTTTGGCAGCATCAGAGACAGTTGTAAAAGGTGATTCGTTTGTCGTTGCTGGTTCTTCTCAGCGTTATGCGATTACGGCACCTGTCACGTTAAGTTCAAATGCGATGACGGTTGTTGTTACTCCTCCCGCTGCGATTGCTTACACAAGTGGTGACGTTGTGACATTTGAAACAAAGGCGACGGCTTATGCGGATGCATACGAGCCTAATCTTCTTTTCCACCGTGACGCTTTTGCACTAGTTACGGCCCCTCTACCCGATGCTTCTCTCGGAAATCTTGGTGTTGATGTTTTCACGGCGACCGATCCAGTTTCCGGGCTTAGTGTTCGTGCAAGACGTGCATATGTTGATGCAAGCTCCAAAGTGGCAGTGACTGTTGACGTTCTGTTTGGAGGTAAGACATTGAATCCAAACTACGCGGTTGTGATGCGTAGAAACACTCCTTAATCTTTATTTTCCATAATCCGATGGCTCATTCGTGGGCCGTCAGAGAAAAGAGGTAATCATGAAAACATTTGAAACAGTTCGAATTTACAAGAACGGAAAACCGGTTCAAGTAAATGTGAAAGATAAAGAAAAGTACCTTGAAAATAAGAAGGGGTTTAAGGGGTTTTCGGAAAAAGAAGAAAAAGTTGGTTTGAAAAAATAAGTGGAAAAAGTTCAGGTAAATTAGCAGGGCCATTAGTGGCCCCTAAAACTACAGAGGAAAATGGCTATTCAACAAAAAGATACTTACGGTCATGAAATTGCGACATATGACAACGTCATAAATAAATGGGGGTCCGCTCCCGATATTGACACCGCTGATACTACCGCCGGAGCGCAAATCATCTGGCCGGTAAAAGCAGCAACACAACTATATTTGTTCATTGATTCACCAATTGCGTTAACAGTTGTTTCAACGGATACTGAGGATACACCGGCGGTGGGAACACTGACTTTAGGTGCTCAGATGACGGATACCGAAACAGTGACAATTGGCACTAAAGTATACTCATTTCAGACAACTCTAACGGACGTCGACGGCAATGTTTTAATTGGCATCGATGCTTCAGCTTCCATTAATAACTTAATTGCCGCGGTCAATCTTGCGACGGGTGCGGGGACTACTTACGCGGCGTCGATGACTGAGAATGATGCTGGTGTTTTTGCTATTGTCGGGGCCGGTGACACAATGACTCTATACGTCACGACTGCAACCGCAATTGCGACTACAGACGTTGCAATTGGGATACTTACGATAAGTGGCGGGCTACCCGCCGATACTCAAACAGTTACAATGGCATCTAAAGTTTATACTTTCCAGACAAGTTTAACTAATGTTGATGGCAACGTACAAATAGGGGTTGATGAATCCGCTACTATTGATAATCTGATCGCTGCAATTAATTTAGGAGAAGGGGCTGGCACAGCTTATGCGGCTGCGATGACTGCGAACGCCGCGCCCACATCAGCTTTTGAGGGTGCTGGGGATACAATGGTACTCCATGCTGATACTAATATAGCGACTACTGACACAGCGGATAATACCGCATGGGGCGCGGCAAATGCAGTTGAGAACACTACTTGGGGAGCTGCGGCAGCGGTTTTGGGAACTGGAGCGCACTCAGCTAGATTTTATTATCATGATTTCAACGGGTACGCATGCGAGGTCGATTTGCCATTACGCGGCGTTGACACGGTTCCGATTAGTTCTGAAAACTCATACGGTGTTTTTAGAATAGAACTTTTAACGTCAGGAACCGACAACGCAAATGCAGGCCAATTGAAAGTGATGAATTCAACAAATATTTATGCAACTGTTGAAATTGGTGAAGGTCAAACGCAAATCGCAGTACAAAGAGTTCCGAATGACCATACCGGAAAAATAACATCGCACCATGTCGATTATGGAAGGGCTTTGCCATCGACTAATACTGCAACCACGCGTTTTAAAGTCAGAAAAGTTGATGGAACAGAGCTAACCAAACATGATCCTTTTATTTCTAACGTAAAACCTCAGGACGATCATGAATACCCAAATGGTGGCATTATTGTTGGTGCTGGTGAATGGGTGTTTTGGGAGGCCATATTAGTATCCGCAAACGATACGTCAATCCATGCCGGGTTTGATTTGGAATTGACTCGAATACCTGATTTTGAACAGGGATAATTCTTGATATAATTATCAAGCGATATGCGGGTATAATGGGATGACTCCCATTTCAAAAAAGGTCGGTATGTTGGACGGACTAGCAGGGCAATACGTTGTAGGGTCGATTCAGGAAAATTTGTTTATTGGTGGCAATTCATTCTCGTACGTGGACTATTTAAGTTTTGCAGATTCAGAGGTTAAGACATTTGTTTTTGATGGGACGGCCTGCACGTGTGAACAGATTGTATTTAACACTATTCTTTTTTCTGCCACAGCCGGCCCTGTCCTGATTGATTTTTATGCTGGAACAACAGCGGATAGTGACGGAACGCTACTAGGAGTATCAAATAGACGGGCAACTAGTCCAATTGTAAATGAGGGAGTACTACGGCTAAACCCATCAAATATAACACTTGGAACTCGTTTTAGCGGTGATATGGTCCCAGCAAATGCAGCACAAGGAATTGGGAGTTCAAATCAAGGCGCACAAAGTAGTCAAGGTCTGCCATTTGAAATTGATTTCAGTATAAAATATGCGTTTACTATCACAAATACGAACGGCGCGGGTGTTTACGTCAAAATAGATGCAACATGGTTTGAGGTTCCGCTGGTTTAATATGCAACCATTACAAGAAATTATTTATAAATTGCTCAAACTGGACCGGAAAGCGAAAAAATTAGGCAAGGATATCCACGGAAACGAGCGATGGTTTGGTGAAGGGTATCATGGTTTAGTTGATGTGGATAGTTTCGAACCGATCAAATTATATCAAGAATGGAAACCGATAATCACGGGCAATGAGGTTCGGATTGACTCAAGACATAAACATTATGATATCAGGAAAATAAAGGTTTCTTCTGTTGATTATATTACAAGAATAATGTTCTCGACAGATAAACAATCGGACATTTCCGAAATATTAGTTGATGAAAAAGGTATTTATCTCATTGACTCGGAACCGATTGAAATAGGTGTCCGAACTTATGCTAAAACTATAGGTGGAGATGCTGAAATATATCTAGGAATTGTAGGGATATAAATATGCTAAATGCTGAAACAATAAAGGGTGCTTTTGATCTGACATATATGATTACTATCGGGACGCCAATCGTCGCGCTGGCGATTTTCTGGTATAAAATATCAAACTCACAAAAAGAGTTGGTTGTGATGGTTGCCAAGGTTTTGAATCGGCAACTTAAAAATAGTGAAAAAACTGATTTGTTTTATCAGCAAATTGAGAATGATGTTAAAGCATTCAAAGAGGATAACGCGAGACAGCACGGCCTTTGCTCGACTCACAACAGGTCAATCGCGACAATAGTATCGAATCAGAAAGCACAAGAGATTACTCAGAATTACATGAAGGATCTCTTTGACGATATCAAACAATTACAAATTGCGACAAACGAAGCAATAGCGAACAACACCGGAGTATTAACGAGGCTTCTTTTTATGATAGAGGAGCGGAAATGATCATAAAATGGTTGATCGAACATAAAGAATCCGGCCTTTGCATATCAAAAGACAGAGGGCTTGAAAAAGCGGTTGATTATCATGAATTAATTAATTTTGATGACAAACGAGATGCTCAAAGATTTATCAATACATTAAAATTCAACAAAACTTATTTTGTATCGGAACATAAATATTAATGGCTGACGAGTATCAAAAAATAGTAAATGCGACTTACGACCACGCAACTGATCTTGAGTTATTGAGTAATACTCAAACGCGCAAACTATTAGTTGATATCCGGAAACTTCAAAAAGATTTAAAAGAGCAATTGCGAAGAATTGACCCAACATCACCAACAAGACCACGAACGAAACAAAAACGATTAGAACAGTATCTTAAAATATCAGATAATTTGATCAATACTGTTTATTTGAAACTTGGAAAAACACAAGACGGCTACCTGGAAAATCTTGTCAAAATGGAAGATCAGGCGACGAAGAATATCGTAAATAATTCTCTTGGGGATCCGGTTTTGACTGTAAATATTGACAGCAATCAATTAAATATTCTGTCACGTCAAACACTGGCTGAAGGACTACCGGCTGATAGTTGGTTTAAAAACAAATTACCGAATGACTTTAAATCAACAATGGTTCGCCAATTACAAACAGGAATCGCACAAAATGAAACGATTCAGCAACTAACGTCACGGATAAATAAAAGAACGGATATCGAAAGACGTCACGTTGAAACATTGGTTCGAACCACGACAAATGCAGTTGCAAATAAAACCCGTGATCAGGTTTATATAAACAATGATGATGTGATTGAAGGCGAAGAGCATCTTTCAACGCTTGATTTAAAAACTAGCGACATTTGCAGAGCACGCGACGGACTGGCTTGGACTATCCCGGATCATAAGCCGATTGGTGGGCACGGTGTTAGGTGGCGTCCATTCCCTTTGCACTTCAATGAGCGTTCAACCTGGGCACCTATTTTTCGAAATATTGACGACATAACAGGTGTTGATACTTCTGGTTGGAGTGAAGGCACACGAGCGGCAATGGATGGCCCAAATAAAGCAACGGATAATTATTCTCAATGGTTTTCTAAGCGAAATAAGAGCAGACAATTAGAAGTTTTGGGACCAGGGAAACTTAAACTTTACAAAGCTAATAATCTTTCAATGAAAGACATAGTCCATGCCGATGGATCATCATTAACAATAGAACAATTGACAGAAAAAGTTAACAAAAAAGGATTCAAACCAAAACCCGAAGTTGTCGAAATTCCGGGCAAGGATGAGGCAGCATGAAAGAAAAAACGACGCGGTTGAGCATAAGAATAAACAAAAGGATTCTAAGCGCTTTTGGAATTATGGTTGGTGGAATTAGTTGGGGTGCTATTTACTTTTTCATTGCATTCAGTAACCCGGAGTTAACCAGCACACAAGTTTTAATAATCATGATCGATTTCTTTTTTGAATAAAGGGGATTATGTTTATAGATATCACTTACAAAAACGCTATGAACTCATTTGTATATGACAAGAAAAATGACAATCTCATTAATAATTGTATTTGGGCAGACGATAAAACTGGGGAATACTGCTTAATAAAGTTTGACAGTGAAAACAGAATTATAATGGATGAAAATGGAATTCACGAAAAAGAAATAAGAAAAGGTGACATAGCAGTATTAAGCCTTAACTGCTTAAGCCATCATGATTTATTGAAAAGGTTAAGACCATCATTACCAATACCATAAATATTTTTTTCGAATAAGGGTAAAGATAAATGCTAGGACACAATATAATCAAAGCTCAAACAGTAGCGAAAAGAATATTTAGAAAATATCATGGCCACGAAGTTGATCTAAATATGGACCATTATCAAAATAGTCAAAAAAGAGTTGATCAAATACGAGGCACATATAAAAAGACAAAAGTACCTTGTTCATGGTTTTGTTGTGGAAATCCACGTAAATGGACCGGGAAACAAACATTACAGGAAACAAAATCAGATATGTCATTTGCAGAACAATTAATGGAGATTTGACATGGCTTTCACAGTAGGGACAAATAGTTTCGTTAGTCTAGACGATGCAAACGCATATTTTGTTGATCGTGGGAATACAACTTGGGCAAATGCAAGTGATCCAAATAAACAGTCTGCATTAATTAGAGCAACGGATTATCTTGTTCAAAAATATACTGAGCGATGGAAAGGTGAGCTTGTAAGTTTCACACAAGCGTTGCCATGGCCGAGGGTGGGTGTTTATACTGCAGATGGAAAACAGATTTCAAGTGGAAGCATCCCGGAAGCAATCGAAAACGCAACTTCTGAAATGGGGTTGAGAGCTTTGAGCAATAGCGATCTTTATGCCGACGAACAAGCCGGTAGGGAAAGTCTGAAAAGAAATAAAGTTGATGTTCTGGAAAAAGAATATTTTCAAGGTGGCACGACACAAAATAAATATACGATTGTCGAAGAGATGCTAAAAGATTACACAATCAGTTTCGGAAATGCCGTTCCCCTTACTCGTCACCCATACGGATATAATCAAGGCGGGTATTGGGGATGCTATACTCTGAGGCATTAAATGTCACAAGAATCAAGAAATTTAGAAGTTTATAACGATTTGGTTTCAACCGAACAATCGATCATTGGAAATTTCACGCATAAAAGCGGCGGAACATTTAACCCGGTGACTGAAGTTCACACGAACCAGATAACTACAGTTTCATCTTGCGTGGTTGTATTTGTGAAGGCTTCAAAAAATGAAGCGACCCCGGACGATTTTCAACTTGAACGTGGTGACAGAGTTTTAATTTGTGCAGCATTGGGACAAGTTCCGGCACACGGTGACTTCCTGACATTAAACGCTGATGATTGGGAAATATTAACTTCAATCGAGTCAAGTGCCGGTGATAATTCATTATTTCGTTGTTTTGTTAAGAAAGGATAAATGGCTAACTTAAAAGGAAATCAAATTCCCAAAGGCAGGAGAGTTGAACCGGTCGAAGTTTGGGGTGCAAAGAAGCGGGTTAGCCGAAGCGGTGAAAAGTTCGCGTCTGCTTTGAATGAACTCGGTAAAAACATGGAAGGGAATTTCAAATTATTCACAAAGCAACAAGCTTTAAAAATATTCGCTGGAATAATAAAAGAGCATCCTGTCAAAACAGGTTATGCTCGATTCAATTGGTTTTTTGGGATTACACCAACTAAAGAAATTAAACCTAAAATCGAAAACGCCGGTGATAATTCATACCCAGTCCCAAGTGTTGGTGAAGCGTCAAAAAGTACAAGCGCTTCTTACATTTATTTTCTCAATAATAATTTGCCATATATTGAGGCGCTTGAGGCAGGATCGTCAAATCAGCAACCAACAGGTTTTATCGCAAATACAATTTTTAGAATTGCAAAAGACATGCAGAGGTCTAAAAAGTGACAACGATATTAGAAGCGACAACGATCATTACAACACAGTTCAATAGTAATTACAGTACAACGACCGTGCGTTGGCCAAATGTTGCTTTTGAAGAACCCGAAGACGGAACACCCTGGGTGTCATTTAATATTTCAATAGCAGATGCAATAATTCAAACAATATCAGTAAAACACAACGATCAATTGGGGATGGTGTTAATCAATGTATTCACAAAAGCCAGGACTGGTATGATCGCAAATAATACATTGGTTCAAGAGGTACGAGCAATTTTTAATCGACTTACGATTACCGGCATTCATTTTGAAGCACCGGAAATCCGTCAAGTCACAACGAATTCAGACGATATATGGTTCAACCAATTGGTCAGGATTCCTTTTGTGTACAACGAAGCACTTAGTTAAGAGGTAAAATTATGACTATTGCGAGAGGTGAAAACAGTTGGTTTAGATATATCGTGGAAGCAACGTGGGGAACTCCACCAACAACCGGTACAATGCAACCGGTTGCGATTGTTTCTGAAGCGTTGAAATTCGTCAAAACTAAAAACCCGTCAAACTCGATTAATGATCACGGCAATATTGTGACATTGATTAATTCTCCAAATTCCGTGTCAGGTAACTCAGTACACGAATTGAGATATGGAGAATTTGACACGATTTTTGAAAGTGCGATGGGTGCTGCTTGGGCTACAGATGTTTTAACGAATGGGCAAACGGAATCCAGTTTATCATTTGAACGTGGGCTTTTTGATATCGAGGTTTTTCATTTGTTTCAGGGCGTTCGTGCATCCGGATTCAGTCTGTCTGTTCCAAGCGACGCGCGTAAAGTCGATTTAACATTTAACTACATCGGCAAGGACGAACTTATTCCTGTTCCAAGCGGCACGGATGGCGATTGGGTCGGTGATAACGTCGGTGTCACATTAGGTACAAATCCAGCGGCGGCAAAATCACCGATGTATTTGGAATGTGGTGAGCTGAAAATCGATGATACAACGGTAAGCGTAATTACTGGCTTAAATCTTGATGTCAATCGTCAATTAGCACCGGTTAATACGGTTGATTGTGACGACCCAATTGAATTAAGTCGAACAGGGTTGATTACTGTTACTGGAAACCTGAACGGTGTGATTGAAGATAATGACATGTATAACCGGTATATCAACGACACTGTGTTTACTCTAGATCTGCAATTCACAGATGGTACCAGTACCTATCTTTTTGTCATGGATCATGTTGAATTAACTGATTCAGAACAGCCGATCGCAGGGCCAGGTGATGTTGTTAACAATTCACCGTTTCAGGCGTTTTATGATTCCACTTTGACGGGATCTTTGCAAATCACGAGATCGGCAACATAATTTTTAATTTAAATAGGGGATAACATGGAAAACGAAGAAAAAGAATTTATTGAGGAAGTTGAATATTTCGACATTGCTGAAGAATTTCGGATTACTGATGAAATGGAAGCCGGAAAAGAATATCCACTGACAAAAGACGCGAGTATTACGATCCGTTCATTCCAGTCAAAAACATATTTGAAAGGTGTTTCAAAACTGAAGGAAGATAACCCGGAAAAAACAGACACGGAACTCTTGATCATGAGTATTGCTAAATATGGGATTGTCGATAACCAGAATGTAGTAATCAATGGAAAAATTGTTGAAAATACTTATGAATCCAGAATGGAGGCGTTAGAATTTCAGTCCGATGAGGATTCGAAAGGGCCGTTTGTTATGTTTGTTTTGACAAGGGCGCAAATAAAAAACTTCGACGGCGCGGGAAGTTCACTGATGCAGAACGCTTAAACGATTTCGCCGCGCGTTACATGTCTGAAAGAAAAGAACTGTCTGATTATTTTAAGGATTGTGAACAGTACAAGCAAGTAATCAGACAGAAATTGCGAGTTAAATTTTTTCAGGATCATAACCAGAAACACGTAAATGCATTAAACAAATATTTAGCAAAAATCAAGAAAGTCAGACCGTCACTAGTTGAAATACCGTATCGATGGTATGAAGCGTTTCAAGGTTGGGAATATCTAGCTAAGTTCGGTCGACCTTCTTCAATGGGGTTGCAGCCACAGGGTTTTGAGACAATTTATAAATATGTGTCTCTATTGAGCATCGAAAAAAAGTATCATCTAATATTAATTGATCAAATCATAACGATTGATATTGAGTTTGTTAAAATCCATTCCAAAAAAGATTAATGGCTACTGAGACATTTGAAATTAAAGTAGATAGTTCGGGGGCCGTTAACAATCTCAAAAAGGTGGAAACCGGTCTTGACAAGACTGGTAAATCTGCAAAAGGTGTCGGAAAAGAAGTCAAAGGCGCTGAATCCTCTATAAAATCACTCGCGAAATCATTAGTTGGTGCAGCTGGCCTAGCCGCTGCCGTTGCTGTAACTACTAAAGCCGTTTTTGCATCTGTGGACGCATGGCGCGTATATGAAAAAGCGCTCGTTGGCGTTGCAAAGACAACCAATCTAAGCGGCAAAGAACTCCAGCAATTTTCAAAAGATATCACCCAACTTTCAAGAGATTTAAAAGGTGCGGCGACCGCTGAAGAATTACTTGGTATTGCACAAGCTGCGGGCCAATTAGGTGTCAATGGTGCTGAAAATATAAAATTATTTACAGCGACAATTGCAAAACTAGGGCAAGCCTCAGACCTTTCAGGTGATTTAGCGGCGACCACTCTTGCAAGAATTTTGACGGTAACTGGGGAAGGTGTCGGAAAGATTGATATTTTCGCTTCTCAGATTGTAGCACTAGGAAACAATTTTGCGGCGACAGAATCAGAAATCGCAAGAATGGCGAACGAGGTTGCCAGAGCAACCGCACAATTTGACGTTAGCGCAGGGGAAGCGGCGGCGTTAGGAACGGCAATGAAAGCGATGGGCGTCCAAGCTGAATTAGGTTCTTCAGTGATGGGTAAGTCGTTTAGAGTAATCGACAAAGCTGTCCGCCAAGGTGGTGAAACATTAAAGGATTTGGTAGAATTAACCGGAGTTACGGGGGATGTACTTAAAAAAACATTCGAAGAAGATGCAGTTGCAGCTTTTACTCTGTTTGCGGAAGGTCTAGGAAGAGTAGCGGGAGCTAATGGTGATGTCACGGCGGAGCTTGAAAAATTTGGGTTAAAAGGGGAAGAGGTCTTAAAAGTATTACCAGTGCTTGCTAAAAATTCTGAATTATTGGCACTCACTCTTAAAAAAATAAAAGAAGAGGCGGAGAATGGAGGTGAAGCGCTTGAAAAAGAATTTGGCGCGGCTATTGATACTCTTGATTCAAGAATAAAATTATTAGATATTACTTTCAAGAACTTAAAGACAAGTATAGGTCAATCAAGTTCTGGTATTACTAATAGTATTGTGACAATGGCAACGGCGTCAATCAAAGGATTGGATGATTTACTTAAGAAATGGGATGAAATCAAATTAAATCTAGCAGATCGCGAAGAATTAATTGCGGCTGGTAAAGAAATAGGATTTGAATTTTCAACGTTGAGTAAGATCATTGGCATTGGTACTGATGAATTACAAAGAATACGTGAAGCTGTTGAATTATTCGAAAAAGCAAAAGAACAGAGAAGTAAGGCATCGGCGCAACCGACACTTCTTGAACTTGCTACAAAAGTAGCTGAGGCAGAAGTAAAAATAACAACGGATCGAGTTAAAAACGCGAAAGAGATCGCGGAAATATCTAACAATGTTATCAGAGATTGGACAGACTTTATGAAATTTCAGTCTTCTGAAGTGAATAAACAAGCAGCAATACAAACTGCTTTAATTGCATCAAGAAAATCAGCACTTGATAAAGAACTTCAACGATTGGCTGACAATAGAGCGCAAGAAAAAGCGTTATTTGGCAGAGAAATAAGTAGAGGACAAACAACCGGTGTTTTTAAAGATCAACGATCTTTAGATAATGCAACGCAGGCAATGAATCTTCTAGTCCGTGAATTATCAGAAGGTAGAGGCGGTATTTCAGACGCCCAGATTGAAAAACTGGAATCGGCTATAAAAGAAGGTCAAGCGGGCGGGGGAAGTGCGGCTGATGCAGTATCCGAGGTTACAGAAATATTCACTTTGGCATTTGTTCCCGTTATCGGGCAAATAGCCACGCTAATAAAAACAATTGCAGCGTTACCAGAAACAATCAAAAGTTTCGTCAATGGTGTATTAGACGCTTTTGCATCTTGGGACGATACCGTTGAAAAATTCTTTGATGAATTACCGCAACGCATCGAAGCGGCTTTTTTGGGTGTTGCCGACGCCATAGCCAGGATATTCAGCGCAGAAACCGCCAAGTTGATCTTTGCAGCAATGGAAAGCGCAGTTACCGGTTTTGTTGATGCAATTGCCGTTCTCTTTGGTGGTTCAGTTGATCGCCGTCAAACAGTAGGAGAAACGGCACAACTAGAGGCCCTTATTGTTTCAATCAATAAGCAGTCACAATCAATCGAGCGGGCCGGGTGGGGTAATAGTGATTGGCAATCCGAATTAACTAAATTAACAGCGGAAAAATCAGCGTTGGACAGACAGGCCGTTGATTTCTGGGAAAGTTTTATTGATATTTCTCAATCTGAATTTGACGCAATAAAACAACTTAATACTACTCAAGAGGAAGCATTATCAACATTAAAAAATATCGTAAATACACTTGAAGATACAATTAATACTCTGTTGGGATCGACATTCAATCCTGACCAAACATTTGCAACCGCGCAAGCCACTTATGAAAAATTATTAGAACAAGCAAGCGCCGCTGGTTTATCACCATCAGAAAGGGAAGACGCGGTTGCCGGATTAACTAGTTTTATCACAGGATTTTTAGAAAAAGCGCAAGCTCAATTCGGGTCAAGCGCAGCTTATCAAAATCTTTTTGCACAAGTCTTAGAAGATTTAGCGAATATTCAAGGGTTTGTTTCTGGTGACGTGGCCACAACTGCGAGCGATTTGGTCGATACAACCGCACTGTTAGAAGAACTAGCGAGAGTCGTTGGTGATGCAATTGCCGAAAGCGTCAACGAAGCGGGCGAAACTATTTTTGAAAATATTTTAGCAATCTTAACAGATATCTGGAATTTTTTCGATGGTATATGGAGAGCTTTCATTAAATTGTTTGAAACATTTGTGGGTGTTATACAAACTGTTTTTGACGGTATTTCGGGTTTTTTAGCATCAATAGAAACATTTTTGAAAAACATTGGCGATGCACTCGAAGCATTAGTGTCAGCAATTGAGGGATTAGGTGGGGGTGATATAAGTTTGTTTGCAGACGGCGGTATCGTAAATAAACCGACAATTGCTATGGTTGGTGAAGCAGGGCCGGAGGCATTCATCCCGTTAAAAAATGGGTCTGTTCCGGTGTCATTTTCTGGTGGTGGCGGTGGTGGGGATAACGAGGCAACAAATCAATTATTACGACAACAAAACAGTTTATTAATGACTCTAATAAACACAACTGAGAACGGATTGCAAATTGATGGTCAATCGTTTAATAACAGATCTGCAAGAGTTGCTGACGGTGTTTTTCTGGAAAGGTTCAACCGCGGTGTTGATTTAGAAGCGGGGTTAGTATTATGACCATACTTTTAAAGGCAACATTCGATTCAATTGATTATTATCTGACTGAACAAGGTGGCGGTGTTTATGCAACTACGGAAGCATCGGAACAATATTGGGTTCCAAAAATATCATCGATCGGTAAAATTCAATGGAGGCTTTCGAAGATAAATGGTGGCCGGGTTAAAATAAATCTTGGATCATTTATTTTGTTTCCAGACGCAACAATATTTCCGGCACCTAGAATTATGGATGTAATTTGCTGGAAACAGTTAGATTCCGGAAATATGTTTTTGTTTGCAGGAACGGCTGTCCTAGGAGACTTCAAACCGCTTGGGCTGAATTATCGAATGTACGAAAAGGAGCTTGACGTCGACTTATTAGACGATGCTCCCGACTTAGGTAGTACTACCGACCGCGTTTATCCCCTCGCGATTGGTGCGGTTAATCTCGTCAAGCCGCTTCAAGTTGGTGGCACTACCGATTATCAGTATTGGAAAGCTGGGATCACGGAAACAGTTCCAGGCTCCGGAATTTATAATATTTATGACAACAACAGTGTAAAAATTCTAACGATTGATGATCAAGCCACTGAATTTCAATCAATTACAAAAGAGGTATGGTTAAACGGTACATCAATTGAAAGTAGTTTTTCTGATGGCGATACGGCAACTGTGTTAGGAACGGGTACGCCAACTGATTATATCGGAACTTATATAGTAACCAGTACAAGGACAAACGGAATTAAAATAAGATTACGTACAAGCCAAGGATATGGCGATTATACAAGCGGAAATACAGTTGGGGGTGTTTCAGTTACAAGTGTTGATTTGATTCCAGGTAAACCGGTTGCTGATATTTTGTTTTCAGGCACCGGTGCTGATTCAACATTGATTGATTTTTTCGATTTCGCAAAAGACAGGATTAACACAGCATTGTCAACCAGTTATACGCTAACAACTACAAACGCTTCAGCCGTTACTATTTCCGGATACGAAACTCAGCAAAAAAACATATTTGATTTTTTGAGCGAACTATCAGCCGCTTGTAATCATCTATATTATATTGACGATGAAAACGACGTGATTCATTTAGTTGACATGCAAAAGAATAATGGAACATTGGCACCGGATGAATTCAGTTTCTTTTCTAATCAGCCACGTTATCAAAATCCAATTAAAAATGTTGTTCACAAATGGGTCTCAAAAGTAATCGAACTCGATGACCAAGGATATCCAAAATTAATTACAGCACAGGAAGAGCAATCAATAATATTGGACAGTCCGGTCGGTAAAGCCGATGTGCCGATAAAAGTTTATGATCGAGTAAAAGCAAATATTGAAACGTTATTGGACGCATGTGGTGTAAGTTATCAGGCTCCAATATCAAATATTGATTTACCATTTCAGACGGGGATTGCGCCAGGTTTGAGTATCACATATCCAGATAGTAGATTCCCGACGACACAAAGCACGACAATGAGGGCAAGGACAATCGAATTCGATCCGGATGTTGAAAGAATAAAAGTTGAGGGCCATGTTTCTATATCAGGTTTACTAACAGTTCCGGGAACACCGGCGGTAGGACAATACAGTCAGAATATTGAAAATGATGCGTTGAATGATATCGCAACGCAACAACGAGAAAGCTTTGTAACAGTTGCGACAAATGAATTTGATGGGCAATATGGAAGTTTTTTTGAAGGCTTTGAAGCAATTGAAGACACGGGCGGAACTGTTTTGATGAAAGAAGGTGTTTATTATTGGGATTTGCCGAGTGAAAAAATTGAACCGAAAGCATTTTCCTATAATTTTATCGGTGTCGGAAAAGGACTCGTCACCCTTAAAATAAAATACGATGGAACCATAAAGGCATTTGATGACTCATCGCCTAGTATTTGCACTGGTTTGAAATTTGAAAATATCGATATAGAATGGGAGACAACAAGCTCAAATGAGCAATTTATAATTTTTATGGATGGTGATGGGTCTACTCCTAATCTGGGTAAGGTTGAAATTCGTGATTGCACTATGGGTTTCACAGATGGCACAACAAAAACTGTGGCTGAAATTGCGGAATATGATTTAAGAATCGATGGTTGTGTTTTTGACGCGAGTGATACCTGTATAGATAGTCGTGATGATGTGTCGATACCGGCAACAACAGTGAAAACTATAACTAATACAATATTTAAAAATAACGAAGTATTTTTATTGGCAATTACAGGTAAATCAGTGTCTGTTCTTTCTTGTTCATTTTTAAATTATACAGGGGAAGCTTTAAACGTCGTTCAACCGTCTTCCGGCGCTGGTGTTCTAGGGTGGAAGACATATATAAATAACAACACATTCGAGAGGTCTGGCAGTTTTGGTGGTGACATGGTGGATATAAGGGTGTTTTCGCCAGTACTGGAAATAATAGACAATAAATTTAAATATGACATAACTATTTCAACAGATAATGATTTAACATGTATTGACGTGTCAATTCCGGCTGATTCAACAACAGGTGGATCAATAAATATAAAAGGTAATGTAATTGATGTTGATTATACTATTAATTTGAGCAACACAATATCAGGTGTTAGAGGAATAGAAATTACTAATGTTACATCCGGGACAGGTTTTGTTATACCTACAGAAGCCAGCGGAAACAAAGTAAAAATGGTGTTTTCATCAACATCATCAGTTAGTGGAACTGGATATGGGGTAAGGGCGATTGGAAGCGACAGATTACAGGTTTTGAACAATTCTCTTGATATTTCAGGCGCAAATTTGTCAACAGCACGATACGGAATTTACTTGCAAAATGATTATAATATTGCGACAGGAAACAGAATCATAAATTTTACAACCGCTATTCGATCAGTGGGCGGTAATGATGTAATCACACCCAATATACTAGCATGAGAGCATTATACGACACAATTAGCAGCATAACGATGACGAACGAAGACGGGAGTTTTCCGATTGCCAATTCACAAACAGAATTCCAAGGGCAGTTATCAAAAGCGACTGGAACGACGTCAACGCTTGATATTTCAGTGGATGATTTTGGAAATGCTGTATTTATCGGCAATACAAATGCTACACAGGCGACGATTAGAGTTTATGATTATCTTAATGCTTTGCAGGAAACAGAAACAGTATATTTTGATTATCAGGACACTCTTACATACAATATAACAGGAGAATCAAGACAGGGTTTCATTGAAATGTTTCATACTTTCACGAATCAGGATGAAAATTACCGACTTGAAATTGATCTCGTAACAGATGCGGCCGCACTTGAGTTCGGAATTGTCAGAGCTGGGTTTGCAGGTCACTGGTCAAGTCCGGATTACGGTTGGTCTAATTCTAGTCAAGATACTTCGATTATAAACCGAACAAACAACGGCGCCCGGTATGTTAAAAACCGTCAAAAAATAAGAACATTCAGTGGAAACTTTATGTCATTAGATCATGCCGAATTCATGAAATGGCAAGACCTTTTTATAAAAAACGCTAATAAAAATTTAGCTTTGGACTTCTGGGACAATGCAAATACGAGACAAATTGTTTTTGGATCAATCAATCAAACACCAAATAAAACGTTCAATAATCCAGGGGTGGCAGCAATAACAATCAATATCGAGGAATCATTATGACAACATTTTCTGATATTTTTGTTGATAATAAAACACCACTGCAATCTACTATAATCCGGGCAAATGATACATCTCGAACGGGTCAATTAAACCAGATATCAGCACAATTAGATACTACTTCAGCGTCAAATTATACATTTGTGCAATCAGGGACGCCAAGTGCAACACAATCAGGTGAAACATGGTTAGATACTGACGATGGGAAAGTATATAATTCTACAGGATCAGGCACCGGTAATTGGGTATTCGCGTATCAAGTTGTTTTAGTTGATAC